TTTTGGATTCGGTGCGGCAAACACCGTTGATGTTATGTCGGTGGGTTCGTGCTCTGGATGGGCGCTTGGCAATGACAATTCCGGGACGGGTGGGAGTGCAACCCGCTTTAAGCTGGGTATAGCAGAGTTTGATGACGTTCAGAATGGCATAGACATTAGGAGGGTCAGTAACTCAGATTTCGGAACCGTCCGTTTTGTGCATCGTTATAACTTCGGGCCTCTAAATCCGTCTGGCGGCTATTGGCCTCGCCTAGCCTTGCAGGCCAGCTCTGCCAATCCGGTGACGATGCTTGACCTGAATATCATTGACCGGATAGAAACGGGCGGCACAAAGCCCGATCTCGGCCAATTCTTTGATTTTGGCATTGCTGGCGGTCAGCTTACAGACATCAGAGTTCGCAGACAGACCCAGGATAACGCTGGATTCGGGTTTGTTGCTACGGATTTCTACACGAATTTCAATAGCAATACGAAAGTCGTTTATACAGATGCTCAAGGGGCGCCAATCTTGGATACATTGAAGAAAGTGTGTTCATTGGCCAGAGCCGCAACAACCTTTGCTTTGCCTTCCGGTGGCTTCACTACTGGCGCAAATACAGTCCAATATGGGACGGAGTTGGCGGACCCGTCCTCATCATATAACCCAACAACATGGACATACACTTGTATTGGCCCAGGTCAATATCGTATTGCAGCGCGCATAATTCTTGCCGTGGCAATCGGCACTCGCATCCGTATGGCAGTGATGGTAAATGGGTCTGTAGATGCAGCTAGAAATTACTATGCAACCACTGCAAACGCAGTGGCATATGAGATCATACATGAGGTCAACATCACCGCGGCTGGCGCTACAATAAATATCAATGCCGATCAAAACACGGGTAGCCCGGTTAATCTCACAACCATGTCAAGCGTGAATGAAAACAATTTCAGCGTGTCCAGGATGAATTAATAACCATAGAGGATGGTGGTGAAACTATTGGCTCGCTATTTAAGCCGATAGCGTCGATATGGATTATTATACTTCCTACCGAAACGTCATGCGCTTATGAATCGCCCTCACACGCTCGACATCGCCAGCGCAGTAAGTGGCCACGTCCGCGATACGGCCGGCTCGCACGAAGTCCCAGACCATGCTGCCGTCAATCTCTTCGCCGATCTCACTGCCCTTGGATGGTAGCCCAAGGACAGTTCATGGGGTCGTTTCCTAGAACGGAATATCGTCGACGAAGTCATCAGGCAGCGGCGGTGGGGCTTGGCGCTGCTGTCCATTACCGCGCGGCGCTGCCTGCTGTTTCGGCTGTTTGGCCGGTTGCTGGTCCCAATTGTCGTAATCGTCGGCACCATGGTTGGCGCTGTCGCCGTTATCCTGCCGGCCGTCCAGCATCTGCAACTGGCTGGCCTTGATCTCGATGGCGTAGCGGTCCTGGCCGGTCTGTTTGTCTTGCCACTTGCGCGTATGTAGCGAGCCTTCGATATAGACCTTGCTGCCTTTCTTCAGGTACTCGCCCGCGATCTCGGCCAACTTGCCGTAGAACACCACCCGGTGCCACTCGGTTTGCTCCACCGGCTGACCGGTGTTCTTGTCGCGCCAGGACTCGCTGGTGGCGACCGTGACTTGAGCCACGGCGCCGCCGCTCGGCAGATAGCGAACTTCCGGGTCGCGGCCGAGGTTGCCGACCAGGATGACTTTGTTTACGCCTCGCATTCGGCGTTCTCCGAAGTGTCGGCGGCGACATTCACATACGGATGCTTTTCAGTCTCCGGCTTGATGAACTTACCGAAGTGCGCGCCGATAGATGCGGCCTTGCTGAATTGCTCGTACTGCTCGTCGGTGAAGTTGGCGTAGTGGCACACGCTGCCTGGGCCGCCCTTGCTTTTGAACTGGATGGCGAGGGTGTTGGTGCTTGCGTCATGGCCGATGGCGTGAATCTGTGAGGATTCAACGGCGGTCAGCGGAATCTGCGGGTGCTTCATGATGTACTCCGAAGTGATAATGGTTTGTCGTTGGTGGTAGGTTAGCTGGCCTTGGCGAAGCGATCGGCTTTCGCGAGGTCCATGCCCAGGAGCCATTCGCGCACGACGCTGGTTGTGGCCTTGAAACAGGTGCTGAGGGCGCTGATGATCTCGTCGTCCGTCGGCCGATACTGAGGGGAATTGGAAACCAGTCGGCCGGAGCTGCCTCCACGCCGGCCGGCAGGGGCAGCGGCTTGCTCCACTACTTCCTCAGCGGCTGGTGCGTCCTGTATGGCGTGCGCCGACTCGGCGGTGGTCTGTTGCTGTTTGGCTAGGTCTTCCGCCAGACGGCGCTGATGCTCTGCCTGCGTGTGCTCGCCAACACGGACCTTGATCAATGCCACTAGGTCGTCGTTGGCCTTCAAGACCAATTGCTGCACATCGGCAAACAGAAAGGCGTGCGCGCCGGCCAGTTCGTTCAGGGTGGCCAGGTTGCGCTCGTACTGCTCGGCCAGCGTCGAGGCCTCGATCTTGGCCTTGGCGACGGCGGTGTCGGCCGCATCGCGCAACGTCGCGAGGGTCTTCTTGCCCTTCATGGCGCCGGCGATGTCTGGGCGCAATGTCGGCAGCTTCACCCGGCCCAGGCGCGCATTCAGACTGTCGACATGCGACAGGAACGACCATTCGGCGGTACGCTGAATCTCCAGGCGGATCGCTTCCTTGCGCGACTTGACCAGCTTTTCCAGTTCCAGGCGCTTGCTACGCATTTCCGCCTTCAGCACGTCGATGGTGCGGAACAGCTCGTCGACACTGGCGGTCTGCGCCAGGGCCTGCTGCTTGGTCAGGTCCAGCTCCTTCTCGGCCTTGTCGCAGAACTTCACGATCTTTTCCGCGTCGGCGAAGTCCTGGTCGGTTTGCAGGTCGGTGTTGATGGCGCGAATAAACGCCAGGGCGGTGTTCTGGTACAGCGCCAGGTTGGACGATTTCACCTCGCCCACCAACTGCACGGACAACGCCGGCAGAGCCATGACCTCGCGCCCCTCGACGACGGGCGCGGCCTCGGCCGGGGCGTAAGCCGCCAGATCGGCCTTGAACTGCGCCCAGCCCGCTTGCAGCTGCTCGGCCCGACCGGGCACCGGGCGGTATTCCAGGTGCTCGAAGTGGTCGCGGGTGCCGTCCGACACCACGAAGATGGTGCGCTCGGCACCGCTGACCAGCAGTTGCTGTTCGAGCTGCCAGTAGTAGTGCGGATCCAGCTCGCTAGCGCGCACCTGGTTTGCCAGGTCCTCGTTCCACAGCTTGTGCTCGTACAGCGTGTCTTCCAGCATGGTCATGCCGTCGAAGGAGGCCAGCAGCTCACCGTCGACACCAGTGGCCGGGAATAGCTCGTCGCCAATCATCGCCTCGACCAGAGGACGGGCCAGGGCCTCGGTCGCATGGCCCTTGTCGAACAAGCGTTGCTGTCGCTCTGACACCTCCGGCACCAGGCCGGTGGCTTTCTGCTTTAGCAGTTCCGACCGGGTAAGGTACTTGGAGGCACCCATCATCACGGGCGCCTCGCTGGCGGTGAAGTGCTGGGCACGGGCAGCGTGCCATTCCGGGGAGCCCTGGGTCAGGTTCAGGATTTTCATTGCGCGGTGACCTCGGGAGCGATTTCCAGGATGGCAGCGCGCTGCTCGGCGCTGAGGGTGTTCTTGCTTTCGATGGTGGCGATCACGTCGGCCGCCGATTTCCGGCCGCTCGCGATCAAACCCTCCCACTTGGGGAAGTTCTCGGTGAACTTGTCGGCGGGGTAGGGCGGCTTGTCAGCAACAGGTTGAACGACCTGCGCCTGCCCCATGTCGCGCTCGGGTGGCAGGTCCATGACCTCTTCGGCCACGGCCATGCCGCGCAGCACGTCGGTGAACACGTCGCGCAGCGCCCAGGATCGTGCGCGCATCTGCATCATGCGCTTGGGGTACTGGGTCCAAGGGCCTTGCTTGCCGAGTAGGCCGGCGCGCTTGGCGTCGTCCAGGCTGAATGTGCGGATTTGCTCCGGCTCGCCTCGGCGCTTGGCGCGGCAAGTAGCCACCGTGTCGGCAACGTCCTCGATGACGTACTCGCAAACCGGCGAGGAGCGCACCAGGGCGATGACGGAATCACCCCACATGGCAGGACGGCCGTTGATGACGGAAATATTCTGAATTGCTTGCATGATCTGCATGCCGAGCTCAGTACCCCACTGCATAGCAACCAGGATGTTTCCAGGCTTGCCCTGGTAGTCTTTGGGCACCAGATCGGAGCGACTGAGCATTTCGGCAAACTTCATCGCCTCTTCAATGCTCTGGGGCATCAGGGAAAAGGCAGGCTTCGGTGTGGCGATCGGCATAGTCATTTACTCTTACTCCATGCATGTTTGACGGCGGCTAGGCGGCCATAGTTGCAGCCGCGATAGAAGCGATACAGCCGGCCGAAAATCTGACAGCGGCTCATTGTGCCAGCTTCGCAATGAGGGCGCAGGACGGCATATTGCCATCGTCACGCGCCAAGCACTTGGCCACGGCATTGATGGCCAGCGAGGGGCCGCGTGCAATTACCGTCCAGGTGCTGCGAACGCCATCCATACGCACGGTGACATGATAGGTTTTCATTGTCCATCCTCTTCTTTGATCGCCTGATTGATGGCGCGGTTGTTCCGTTCTATTTCCATGAGGCCAACAATCAGCCGGCCGACTTCCGCCAGATCGCCACTGTTGGCTGCGAATGCAACCCGCTCGCAGATATTGTGGTCGGTGGTGTTCAGGACGTTCCACGCATCATCCCAAAGGTGGCCTTCGCCGATGATCTCACCCTCACGCTTGCGCAGTGCGTCAAGCCTGTCCTCCGGAGAGATGCGCGCCTGATGACACAGATTGATGACCCGATTCATTGCACCCATTTTGCCATCCATGCGCCATGGCGGCGCTCTGTTACGTTGATGTGAGCCGACACCAGAGCATGCAATGCCACATGCAAAGGCGCCGGGATGGTGATCCGTTGGCCGTTAAGAAATATCCGTGTCATGACGCGCCCTCCATGGCCGTCTGCTTAATGCAGCCGGCATTCTCGATTATTAACCGTCGCCGGAGCCGTCGCCGGAGCCGTCGCCGGAGCCGTCGCCGTCGCCGTAGCCGGAGCCGTCGCCGGAGCCGTCGCCGGAGCCGTCGCCGGAGCCGTCGCCGTCGCCGTAGCCGGAGCCGTCGCCGGAGCCGTCGCCGTCGCCGGAGCCGTAGCCGGAGCCGTAGCCGGAGCCGTAGCCGGAGCCGGAGCCGTCGCCGGAGCCGGAGCCGTAGCCGGAGCCGTCGCCGTAGCCGGAGCCGGAGCCGTCAGGTTTATGCCAATGACGCATATTAGACCTCATGCACGTTGTATGAGCGCAGGCATTCCGCCGCCTTCTCACTGCAAGGAAGGATTTCTACGCACTCTGTCAAAATGATTTCCGGGATCGCTGCTGGCATTTTGGTATTGCCGCCGACGCCATCCTGGGAAACCTGGGACAGAGTAAATGCCTTTTCCCAATACCAAATGCGGCGCGTATCCCGAAGTCGCACTTCCGCGCCATTGCGCGCATCAAGAATCCCAAAATGAACGCCAGCGCTGTAGGTGCGAATAATTACCGGCTTTCCGATCAGATGATCATCGATGGCCGCATTCTTGGCCTCGCCATTTCCAGAAAACAAAGCAGCGATCTTCTTCAAGTCGCCATAGGTCAAATCGTCAATGTTCATGCCGTATTCCTTGAAGGTTGGTTTGTGTGAGATATCAAACCTCACAAGTCCAGCGCCTTGGTGCGCACGAATCAGGCACCCGCATGCAATAACCCGCACTGACAAGGCGCTGGCCTGTGAAGTCTAGTTCACCAGATCGGCTTGGCTACTCCGCCCCGCAGGGAGCGCCCTCATGCGCTATGCGTCGGACTCAAGCCGGCCTGGTTACTTAGTTCCCCTGGTCGTCCAGGGTACGAGTTGTTAAAGAGCGTTCGCGTTTGCGATGAGTGAAGATTAGCCCCTGCGTTCGGACGCGTCAACAATAAATGTTCGGCTAGACGTAATTTTGTTGCTGCGCTATTATTGGGCTCCCGAACGGAGGTAACCATGACGACGCAAGAAGCAATTGATTGGGCTGGTGGCCTGCGCAAGCTGGCTAAAAAACTTGGCATGCGCGCTGCATCATCCATTTGTGGGTGGGGCATCTACCCACCAATGGGTAGGCAGTACCAACTCCAAGTGATTACGAAGGGTAAGCTAAAGGCGGAAAAGCCGGCCGAAGAGTAATCTGCAATCATGGCGTGGCCCTCGAAAGGGGGCCTTATTTTTTGAGGGAGGCAGGGATGAGCATTAAGGTGATGACGGCCATTTTTGACCGATACCCAAATGGCGGCGGCGAAATGGTGCTGGCGCTGGCCCTGGCTGATCATTCTGACGATGAAGGCCAGAATATCTATCCGTCGATCAAAAGGCTGGCGATAAGGACCCGTCAATCCGAGCGCACTGTGCAATACCAACTCCGCAAGATGGAGGAGGCTGGCTGGCTGATGCTGGTGGCGCATGGCACTGGAGGGCGCGATGCAAATGGTCGTGGCTATCCGCGCGAATATCGCATTAACCCGGCCTGGTTAAAGGGTGCAGAAATTGCACCCATTGATCAAGAGAAGGGTGCAAAAGTTGCACCCCAAAGGGTGCAATCCACGACGCCTAGGGTGCAATCTGACGCAGTAAAGGGTGCAATAGCTGTTGCACCCAAACCGTCATTAACCATCATAGAACCATCAGAAGAAAAGAGTAGTGCGCAACAGGCGCGCACTACCGCCAACAATGGAACTCGGCTCACGTTGGATAGCATCCCGGAAGAGTGGGCAGCATGGGCTACTGAGGCTGGCATGCTGCCTGGAAGGCTCCAGACAACCTGGGAGACTTTCAGGGACTACTGGCAATCCGCTGCTGGCGCCAAGGGCCGAAAAGCCGACTGGTTCGCCACATGGCGCAATTGGGTGCGCAGGGAACAGAGCAGTCGCCCTGGCAACCAGCAACGTCCTAACAGCCCATACGGCCATCGTGCTGACCTGAGCGGCATGGACTACACAGCGGGAGTGGGGGCAAATGGGCAGTTCTGATCTCTGTCAAACACCCGTTGAGTACCTAAAGCGCATGGTGGCAGGTGAGCAGCCGGCAACCGAGAATGTCATCGTCAATTGCGCAACCCATGGTGAACAGACGTTCCTCCGCGTGGCGCAGGACCAGTTGCCGATCTGCCCTGTATGCCAGGAGCAGCGCAGCCAGCGACGAGAGCGACGCGCAGGACAAGTTGACAAGCGCAAGGGCTATGCGGCAGCGGCCATCACCAGGCTGGAGATCGCTGGCATTCCTCGCAAGTACCGGAATGCCCGCTGGCGTCGCCTGAGCGCCAGGCAGCGGCAGCGAGTCCGGGAGTACCTGGATAACTGTCAGGGCGGCGCCATGATCCTGGCTGGTCCTGTCGGCACCGGGAAAACCTGGATCGCCTGCGCTATCGCCAGGGAGGCGGCCGTTCGCAACCAGTTCGCCATGTTCACGACGGTTCGAGAGCTGATCGCCACGATCCGCAGCACCTGGGGGCGGCGAGGAGGCCCGTCTGAACTGGAGGTATTCCAGCGGTACGCAGGCTGCGATCTGCTGGTGCTGGATGACGTTGGGGCATCCCTGGGCACGGAGGCTGAGATTGCGTCTGTAGCGGATGTGCTATGCCGGCGCTACAACGATGAGCTACCCACCATCATCACCACGAACCTAGACCGAGACGGCCTAAAGCAGGCCCTTGGTGAGCGCATATTCGACCGACTGCGCGATGGTGGCAAGTGGGTGCCATTGGAGGGTGAAAGCCGCCGTGGTGGCTCTGATGCGTGACCGAATCCATGCCATCGGTAAGTGGGCGCTGGCCATGCGCCTCGATGTGGCTATGTTCGTGTGGTCGCTGGCGCTGATTGTGTATCTCCTGAAATAGCCCTCCTTTTTGCGAAAGAGTCATAGACTAACCGAACAGGCTGCGCTATATTCTGTTCGTCGAGCAAAACACAGATGGAGTTGAGAACATGAAAATCGAAATTAAGTCATACTGGTCTGGTGAAGTCTTGTACGCCTATGGATGCGAGCAGAATACATCGCTGAAAAGCCTGCAAGCGGCAATGAAATGCCCGGAGAACTTGTACGGCGCGGACTTGCGCGGCGCGGACTTGTGCGGCGCGGACTTGCGCGGCGCGGACTTGTGCGGCGCGAACTTGCGCGATGGATCATAAGTTGGTGGCCCATGATGGAGGGTTGGGCAATGAAAATCAAAATTAAGTCACGCTGGTCTGGTGAAGTCTTGTACGTCTATGGATGCGAGCAGAATACATTGCTGAAAAGCCTGCAAGCGGCAATGAAATGCTCGGCGAAATTGTACGGCGCGAACTTGCGCGGCGCGGACTTGCGCGGCGCGAACTTGCGCGGCGCGGACTTGTACGGCGCGGACTTGCGCGGCGCGAACTTGTACGGCGCGAACTTGCGCGGCGCGAACTTGCGCGGCGCGGACTTGCGCGGCGCGGACTTGTACGGCGCGGACTTGCGCGGCGCGGACTTGCGCGGCGCGGACTTGTACGGCGCGGACTTGTACGGCGCGAACTTGTACGGCGCGGACTTGCGCGGCGCGGACTTGCGCGGCGCGGACTTGCGCGGCGCGAACTTGCGCGGCGCGGACTTGTACGGCGCGGACTTGTACGGCGCGAACTTGCGCGGCGCGGACTTGTACGGCGCGAACTTGCGCGGCGCGGACTTGCGCGGCGCGAACTTGGGCGAAGAATACGGGAAACTTGTCGGCGATCGGCCAGTTTTCGCAATTGGGCCTATAGGCTCGTGCTCAGACCAACTGATGGTGTTTTTGACGGACAAAGGCGAATGGTTCAGGGCTGGTTACTTTTTCGGAACTCGCGAGAAGTTTATCGAAAATCTCACGCGAGAACATGGAGACAACATCCACGCCCAAGAATATTTGGCAGCCATTGCCTTGGCTGACAAACATGTCGAGCTTTGGAGCAAGAAATGAAATTCGATCTTGAGGCAGCAAAGCGCGGCGAGCCGATCCGGCTTGTAAGCGATAACAATGGATTTATCGATGTCACGTTTGTCGCGCATGCGCCGGAAGCACGCGAACACACAAGGATCGTTGTCGTCAGTGAATCTGGTGTCATCATCCTATGTGGCGAAGATGGCGTCAGCGGGAATCATTCGCTGGAAATGGCGCCGAAGAAGATCAAGCGCTGGTTCAATGTTTATCGCCATGAAGAATATGGCTTTGATCTCGGATGCCGTTTTTTCGCTAATGCTGAGGAGGCATCAACCTTCGGAAGTGAAAAAACTGGATACATCAAAACCATCAGCATCGAGATCGAACTGTGATCTGCGCTGACGCTGCAATTGCCGTGGCAACAGCTGAGAAGTATGCAGAAGCGCGGCAGCGGCCCTATCAGATCGTGGCCATCGGCGGCGAGCTTCATGTGCTGCCTGATGGGCCGCTGGGTAATGGCGCGATGTTCATTGAACGGATAACGGTGGCGACTGACCATGGCATTTGATCTGGAAGCATTTAAGAAGGGGGCGGGGGCGGAGGCAGGGAGACGGCCAAATGAGCTTCGACCATAAAACAGCGGCCGATCTTGCCAGCGGGCGGCCAGTGCCCCGCGACAAGATCGCGGCCTTTGTCCAGCACGCCCGCTGGACCTATGACGACCGGGAATTGATTAATGCGGAATTGGCGCGGGGCACTGCGCTTAATGATGCTGTGGTGTCGGTTATGGAGGCCGTCACTTGCGGCCTGGATTACTCACTAGCTGGCGCAAGCATTAGCAACTAACAGGACACGGACCAATGAACAAGTACACCTATTATTTTGACGATGGCGATTACGCGCTGCACCAATTCCACGATACCCAAGACGAGGCCTATCAGGCGGCCATGGCCGATATGAAGGACCTAGGACACACTCATTTTTGGTTGTGCGAGCTGGTGCCCTATCGGTTCACTTGCCCGACGCGTAATGCTCACGAAGTTATATACATGCTGGCCGATCAGGCGGGCGACGATGATATTTACCGCCTTGACGGCGATGCAGTCGGCAAGATATTCATGACTCGCTCGTCGTCATCCATCACCGAGCTGGCGGACCTATTGGCCGCATGGGCCAATAAGCACACGGACCAATACTACATGTTGGGCGATCAGGCGCTATATATCAATGGGCGTTGGATGCCTGCCGGTAATGCCTTGGAGACGTTCAATTTTCAGCATAGGGCGTATATTGACGGCGCGGCGCTGGCAATTAAGCGGGGGATCGCCGATAGGGCGGCGGAAATGAAAACGGTGATTCTAGGTGACACGGATTTGCTGCCCCGGCAGTATCGGCCCGGTGCATGAAGGATAGAAAGGAGGATAGTTGTGATTTTCTTATGGGGCGGCCTTGTCTTGGCAGCATTCGCTGTCGCCATATATGACATCTGGCGCGATGACATGGAAGAACGAAGGCAGCGAGAACAGGACGCGGAATTTATGGAAGAGGCAGATATGGTGAAGCTGGAACTGTACCGTAATGAGCGAGACCCGTACTTTAGCCATCTGATGGGCTGCAATGCCTGCCACGCGCCAACGGAGCGCTACTGCCAGACTGGTGCGGAATTGCGTCGATCCTATCGAGTGGCCTACCACGCGCACAAGATTGCATCCATGCCCACCAGGCAGGAGCAGATCGCGTATTACAAGGCCATCGATGACGAAATCAAGGACGCCGTAGGCGCAATGGTGGCATCCCGGAAAGAAGGGGTGGCAGCGTGAAGGCGATTAAGGTCTATATCCGAGACGAGGGCCTGCGTAACGTGGCACTGGCCAGATTGAGGGATATGCAGTTGCCCGAGCAAGGCATAGTCATGACACTTACGCTCGCGAAGTCGAAGCGCAGTCTGGAGCAGAACGCGCTTTTGTGGAGCATGCTGACTGACATCAGCCGGCAGATCGAGTGGTACGGCCGCTATCTCTCGGCCGAGGAGTGGAAGCATGTATTTACCGCATCGCTCAGCAAGCAAAACGTGGTCCCTGGCATCGACGGCGGCTTCGTGGTGCTGGGCAAGTCCACCAGCAGCATGAGCATTCGCGAAATGGGCGACCTGATCGACCTGATGACGGCATTCGGGATCGAGAAGGGCGTCAGATTCAGCGCACCGGAGGATGGCCATGTCTGGCGTGAGGGCTAAGTACCGCAACCGCAAGACCGAGGTGGATGGCATCACCTTCGACTCTCTGCGCGAGGCCAGGCGATATGCCGAACTATGCCTGATGGAGCGAGCCGGCCAGATTAGCGACCTGCAACGCCAGGTGGTGTTTGAACTGGCGCCATCGGTGCGGATACATGGACGAAAACGGCCGTCGCTGCGTTATGTGGCCGATTTTGTGTATATGGAGCGGGGTGAGCAGGTGGTTGAGGATGTTAAGGGCGTCATCACTGAGGGCTACCGTATTAAGCGCCATTTGCTCATGGCAATTCATGGCATCGAGATTAGGGAGGTATGACAATGACGTATCGGCCGGTGGAATTTGAGGTGGCCAATAGTGGCGGCATTGAGTGCGATATTTCCATTGACCCCGAAACGCTGGCGGGTGGAACCATGTTCTTTGTGATCGAGCAGGACGGCGAGAGCGTGAAAGTCTCGCTTGAATGCCTAGAGAACCTGCTGGACTGCGCAAATGAGCTTCTGCAAGGCGCTCGCGAGAAAAGAGAGGGCGCTAATGGCCACTAAGGCAGAGAAGGCGCACATGGATCGGGTGGCCAGGCTCGGCTGCATCCTCTGCCGGCATCTGGGCTACGGTGAGACGCCGGCCGAGCTTCATCACGTCCGAGAGGGCCAGGGCATGGGGCAGCGAGCCAGCAACTTTCTGGTGGTGTCGCTTTGCCCAGAGCACCACCGAGGACAGAACGGCCTTCACGGTCTCGGTACGCGAGGCTTTGAAGCCCGATACAAGCTGAATGAACTTGACCTATTGGCAATGACAATCGAGGGGCTGAACGAATGATTACCGGGAGCCAGAGGGCTGACCTGATCTGCGCCATGATCATCGGCGCGCTAGTGGTGCAACAGGGCTGGTGGATGGTGCCGATCTTTGGCGCCGTGGTATGGCTGGCGGCTGATAAGTGATCGGCTAGGCGAGGTTAGGGGTTGCAAAGCGCGATCACATGGGCGAACATGCGGGCATGCGTATGAATGAGGATAAGGACATGGCCAACAAGATGATTAGTGCTCTGGCAACTGCGTTATTGACGGGGTTAATGGCGCTTCTGCTGGCCGGTTGCGCATATAGCATCTTAATGATCGTGTGCGGCGGAAGTTTGGCGGAAATCTGGGAGCCTGCCATGGGCTGCGCCATCGGAACTGGCCTGGCTAATGGCCTGTTTGCGGCTTTTGATGGCCATGATTGAAGCGAGAAAAAAGGCAATCAATGACGTTATGGACGCCATTGAAAAGGCGAATGTCGGGAACTGTTCGGTATTGGTTGTGTTTGACGATGGATCGACATTCACTGGCACGGTCTGCCCAGTCACGAAAGGTGGCATGTGCGCCAGTTGCGAAAGGTTGCATGAGGATTGCAGCATGCAACCTTTCGAGGCGATGCCGGTGATCAAGGTTGAGCCGGATGGGACTAGGATTGTGCGCTGTACGCAGCATGTAAGGCGAGGCAGGGACTGATATGGGAATCGAGCCATTGCCCTGCCCTTTCTGTGGCAGGAAGGCGAAAAAGAAGCTCCGCAGAGGGGGCGATCACAACGGCTATGCCGACACTGTGTTCTATGAATGTGACGTATGCTTCGTGCGGCGTGGCGCGACCGGAGATTCAAGCAAGCCGGGATATGCCGACAACTCCACGATAGAGCATCGTGCGCTAGAGAAGTGGAACCAGCGGGCTTGATCGGATGGCGGCTCTGTGTAACGGGGCAGAAGGGCTGGGGGTTCCCGGCCGGCACCATCGCCGCATTATCGTAAGCGGCACCAAAAACGCGGGCGTAGTTCAATGGTAGAACCTCAGCCTTCCAAGCTGATGACGCGGGTTCGATTCCCGCTTCCCGCTCCAATTTAACCAGGAGGATGAAGTGAACGATAACGTAATCGCCCTTGCTCCGGCCGCTAAGATGGCCGACCCGATGGTTATCGAGAAGCTGGAACAGGCGCTTGCAATGGCCAGGACTGGCGATCTGGTAACCGTGGCCATCGCTGGCCAGACATCAGACGGCGGCGTCTTGACGGGCTATGCTACCGAGGGTGGCTCGGTATTTGTGATGCTCGGGGCGCTGACTAGCCTGGTCCAGCGGTTCGGTAGCGAGGCCATCGAGTAGGATGCTACACTCTAGGGAAAACAAGGGGGCAGGCAATGAACGAACCGGGCTGGCTGAAAGCCGCAAGGGGCCACATCGGCGTTACAGAGATCAAGGGGCCAAAGCATAATCCGACCATTGTATCCTGGCTGCGCAAGCTCCGGGCATGGTGGAAGGATGATGAGACTCCCTGGTGCGGCGTATTCGTTGCCGCCTGCATGGACCGAGCCGGCTACAGCCTGCCTAAGAACTGGATGCGGGCTAAGGACTGGCTGAATTGGGGTGATCCTCTCGGTGGCCCGGTTTACGGCTGTGTGGTCGTTTTTGGTCGCCAGGGCGGTGGCCATGTAGGGTTTGCAGTAGGCGAGGACGAAAATGGCCGGTTACTGGTCCTAGGCGGTAACCAGGGCGATGCGGTCAAGATCAGCCCTTTTGACTACTCTCGCGTTATTGGGTACAGGGTGCCGAAAGGGTACGCAATTCCTGTCCAGAACTACAAGCTGCCTACCATCAAGAGCGATCAGGAGACCTCGAAAAATGAAGCGTAAGAAGCTGCGCCTTGAAGAACCGTCCACCTGGGCGGGCATCGGCCTGGCATTGCAGGCGATCACTCCGGCCTTCCCGCATCTGGCCATTCCCATTAACGCCCTGACCGGCCTCTGTGCGGCCCTGGCGTATATCCTCCGAGAAGGCAAGGAGGACAAGCCCCATGAGTGAGCACGTCTCTATCCCAATGTGGGTGCTGAGCACAACGCTTGCCGTGGGGTCAGCAGGAATCGGATACGTTAAGGGGCAGGTATCCAGCGAGGCCGAGATCATCACCCGTATCGCCGTACTGGAGAAGGAAAACACCGTCATGCGTAGCGACTGGAAGGAGACGGTAAGCGCGGTAAATTCCCTTACAGTCAATGTGGCAAAGCTCACAGTGGAAATGAAGAACTTCAACGAGAACATCAAGGCGAGTGACTGATCATGGCAAACCCGAAAGTTGAGAAGCTGAAAGAGAAGTACAAGGAAGGCTCCAAGGTCAACGGCGACAAGCTGCGGAAGAAGATCAAGAAGGAAAAGAAGTAAGCCATGCTGGATGATATCGCTCGCTGTGCTGGAGTTGGCAGCGACTCAGAAGGATGGCGCGAGGGTTGCGAGGACTGCATGCGCAGGACGGCGCCTACTACTGGCGAATGGTCAGTATGTATGGCGCCGCCTGCAATCATCGTCTTTGAATGCGAATACAGAATTGAGGGCGGAAAATGAGCTTGGAGCTATTCTATCTCGGCTGCATCGTTGTATTAGTGATCGCATGTATCAATGCGCTCTTCTGGTATTCACAGAGCAATGTGGCGTCCATGCTGATCTCAATAGGGAATGGCGTGAGCCAGTATTGTCTATGCCACGTCTGGCTGAACGTGGGCATTGCTATGGCGACTGGCGCTGTCGGGGCAGTGGCATGGACGTTGGCGTAAACGGGGCTATCGAATGACAGAGGCGAAGAAGCCAGCTAAAGGGAAGCATAAGCCTGGAGAGCGCAGAAGCCCGGAAGAGCGGGAAGAGCTAGCTAAAGAGATCGTCAGGCTGATGAATGACGATGAGCTCGACTGTTATGCGGCGTGCAAGCAGGTTGGAGTCAAGCACAGCACGTTCCTGTTGTGGGCAGATAAAGACCCGAAACTCGCTGACATCTATGCGCGCGCTAGAGATGATCTGATCTCCCGAATGGCTTACGACATCGTAAGAATCTCAGACACGCCGGTTGGCAGCACGGACAGCGGCATGACTGATTCTGGTGCCGTCCAGAAGCAAAAACTCCAGGTGGACACCCGCAAATGGCTGCTGGCCCGACTCGCTCCACGCAAGTACGGCGACCGCCTGGCCCTGGCAGGCGACGAGACCGCACCAATCAAGGTTGAGCAGACGATTGATGTATCGAAGCTGCCCACGGATGTCCTAGCGCAGATCATGGCCGCCAAAGACAATGCAGATAACGGCGGCTGACCTGATCGCCATCGAGCGTGAGCTTTGCAAGCGCAGCCTGGCAGAGTTCGCCAAGCGCGCTTGGAAGGTGCTGGAGCCGGCCGCTGAGCTCAAGTGGGGCTGGGCGCTCGATGCCATCTGTCTGCACCTTGAGGCTGTGACCAGGGGCGAGATCACCCGGCTTCTGGTTAACGTGCCACCAGGGAGCATGAAAAGCCTGCTGACCAGCGTTATCTGGCCTGCTTGGGAATGGGGGCCGCGTGGCTTGCCGGAGATGCGCTTTATCGGCACTGCGCACGAGGAACAACTGGCCATCCGTGATAGTCGCCGCTGTCGCGATTTGATCAAGTCCGAGTGGTATCAGTCGCTGTGGCCAATCGAGTTGGCATCTGACCTGGACGGCAAGCGCGAGTTCGGCAATACCCAAAAAGGGGTACGTCAGGCGCGTGCCTTTACCTCCATGACAGGGGTGCGCGGCGACAGAGTAATCCTCGATGACCCGGTGAGCGCCGACAACGCCAACAGCGCGGCCAAGCTGGACGCGGTCCGCATTGCCTTTACCGAGACCCTGCCAACCCGCGTCAACTCCGAGAAGTCGGCCATTGTCGTCATCATGCAGCGGCTCAATGAGAAGGACGTTTCCGGCGTCATCCTCGAAATGGGCCTGCCGTATGTGCATCTGTGCATCCCCATGCGCTTTGAGCCTGATCGTCGCTGTACGACGGCTATTGGCTGGACTGACCCGCGAACGCATGAAGGTGAACTCATGTTCCCGGAGCGATTCGGCGAGGAACAGGTGCGCGAGCTTGAGAAAACCCTTGGCTCCTACGGTACGGCCGGCCAGCTCCAGCAGCGGCCATCCCCGCGTGGCGGTGCCATTCTGAAAACGTCGTGGTTCCGCTACTGGCGGGCGCTTCCGCCGCTCGATTTCCGATTTATCGGGGTGGATACGGCCCAAAAGACCGAAACGCGCCATGATTTCTCGGTGCTACAGTGCTGGGCTAGATCGATGACTGGAGAGGCTGTCCTAATTGACCAGGTGAGGGGCAAGTGGGAATCTCCTGAATTGCTTGTTCAGGCTCGTGCCTTCTGGATGAAGCATCTTCACTCTAGCCTCGGCGCCACGCTGCGGGGCATGTATGTCGAGGATAAGGTATCCGGTACCGGCCTGATCCAGACCCTGCGGCGTGAGGGCGTCCCGGTTTTGCCTATTCCTCGGTCAAAGGATAAGATCAGCCGGGGAGATGATGCCGCGCCCTTCATCGAGTCTGGCAACGTGCTGCTGCCACAGGATGCGCCCTGGCTGTCCGAGTTCCTGGATGAAGCGGCCACATTCCCGGCAGGCGCGCACGACGACCAGCTAGATCCGATGTTCGACGCCGTTGATCTGGTCCAGCGGCTGCCCGCGGCCAAGAAGGCCGACTTTGCCCCAATACCTACAGTGAGTAAGTGGTAGCCACCATGGCACGAATCAGCAACGAGCAGCGCCTAGTCAATGTCCATGCTGACGCATTGGTCCAGTTCGACCGCATCTTTAGCGCGACATGGGACATCCGGCAGCAGTGCCTGCAAGATCGCCGGTTCTATTCCATCGCCGGGGCGCAGTGGGAAGGCAATTTGGCCGAGCAGTTCGCCAATAAGCCAAAGTTCGAGATCAACAAGGTGCTACTGGCCGTCACTCGGGTGATTAACGAATACCGCAACAACCGGATTACGGTCGATTTCGTCAGCAAGGATGGCTCGGCCGATGAGCGCCTAGCTGACACGCTGGACAGCCTATACCGGGCCGATGAGCAGGACTCCGGGGCCGAAGAGGCTTATGACTGCTCATTCGAGGAGGCCGTAGGCGGTGGCTTTGGTGCATGGCGCCTGCGGACGGAATACGAGGACGAGGACGAAGAGGAAGGCCCTCAACGTATCCGCATCATACCGATCCCGGATGCCGACACGTCCGTTTTCTTCGACCTCGATGCCAAGCGCCAGAACAAGGCCGACGCCAAGCACTGCTTTGTGCTGCATTCGATGACGCAGGAAGGGTACGAGGCCGAGTATGGCGATTCGCCGTCAACCTGGCCTGCCACCGTCACTGAGCGCGAGTTTGATTGGGCAACGCCGAATCTGGTCTATGTCGCCGAGTATTACGTTGTCGAGAAGGTCAAGACCAAGGTTGAAATCTGGCAGAGCATCGACGGTAGCGAGGAGCGCTATACCGAGGACGACTTTGAGCGCGACGAGGAATTGAGAGACCGCCTGACCGCTATCGGCAGTCGCCAGGCCGGCGAGAAGATCACAAAGACGCGCAAGGTGCGCAAGTACATCCTGTCCGGTGGCAAGGTGCTGGAGGACTGCGGTTATATCGCCGGCAAGAACATCCCCGTTATCCCAGTCTACGGAAAGCGCTGGTTCGTCGATGGCGTTGAGCGCTACATGGGCCACGTCCGGCCGGCCAAGGATAGCCAGCGGCTCAAGAACATGCAGCTGTCCAAGCTGGCTGAGATTTCCGCCCTGTCCAGCCTCTCGAAACCTATATTCACCCCGGAGCAGATGGCAGGCCATCAGATGATGTGGTCTCAGGACAACATCAAGGACTACCCGTATCTGCTGATGAACCCGGTCACAGACGCCAATGGCCAGCCGGCAATCATCCCGCCGTCATATACCAAGGTTCCGGAGATTCCGCCTGCCATGGCCGCCCTGCTACAACTGACCGAGCAGGATATGGCCGAGCTGATGGGCAATCAGCAGCAAGCCGATAAGATGGTCTCCAATATCTCGGGCAAGGCTGTCGAGATGATCCAGGCCCGTATCGACATGCAGGCGTATATCTACATGTCGAACATGTCGAAGGCCGTCCGCCGATGTGGCGAGGTCTGGCTGTCGATGGCCAAGGATGTCTATGTTGAAGATGGCCGCAAGATGAAGGGTGTCGGCCGTACTGGTGAGATCAATTCCGTCGTTCTGAATAAGCCCGTTGGCGTCCCTGGCGGCGTTGAGTATGAAAATGACCTGACCGCGGCCAAGTTCGACGTGGCGGTTGATGTCGGCCCGTCGTCGAGCAGCCGGAAAGCTGCGGTGGTGCGCGCTCTGACCGGCCTAATGGCCATCACGACGGATCCCGAGACCGTCCAAGTTCTAGGCGCTGCGGCCCTGATGAACATGGAAGGCGAGGGCATGGACGACCTGCGCAAGTTCTACCGCAAGAAGCTGGTCACCATGGGCGTTGTCGAGCCGACCGAGGAAGAGAAGCAGAAACTAGCCGCGGCCGAAGCCAACAGAGAGCCCGACGCCAACGCGCTCTATCTCCAGGCTGCGGCAGAGGAGGCTCAGGCGTCAGCCGTTAAAGCTCGCGCTGATACCGTGTACACTCTCGCCAGGGCCGAAGAGACCAGGGCCAAGACGATCAAGACGATTGCCGAGACCGATGCAGCCGAGCAGGTTCAGGCATTGCAGGTGATCGACAGATTCGCGCCGGAACCGCCTCCGGTGCCTGATGTATCCGTGGTTGCCGTACCGCAACCATAGACAAGCGGCATCCGTCCGGCCGCATACTCGGACGAGCAAGGGGCATGGTAAATGAGCGAAGAGCAGGAACAGATGGAAGAACACATCGAACAGGTCGCTCCTGTTGACGTGGAGGTGCAGGAAGAGAAGGTTGAGGCGCCAGAGGCCGAGGAGCCGGAAGGCGTAATCGTCACCATCGGCGATGAGCTGGCCGAAGAACAGGAGCAGGCAGCCGCGCCTGAATGGGTGCGCGACCTGCGCAAGCAGAACCGGGAGGATAAGCGGCGTATCCGAGAGCTTGAGGAGCAGGTCAAGCGCCAGGCAGCGCCGGCAAGCACCGACGTGCCGAAGCTCGGCCCCAAGCCGACGTTTGACAACCCCACCGGCAATCCTGGCGACGCCTACGACGCCGAGAAGTTCGCGGCTGCTATGGAGGCATGGCACGAGCAGCGAATCAAGGTGGCAGAGCACGAGGCCAAGCAGCGCGCCGAGGTCGAGAACCAACAGAAGGCGTGGCAGGCGCGGCTGTCTGGCTACGAAACGGCCAAGGCCAACTTGAAAGCGCCTGATTACGAAGATGCCGAGGGCGCCGTAATGGAAGCGCTCAGCACGACGCAGCAAGGCGTCATCCTGCAAGGTTCTGACAATCCGGCCCTGGTCGTCTATGCTCTGGGCAAGAACCCGACGAAGGCCAAAGATCTGGCGGCCATCAAAGACCCGATCGCGTTTGCCTTCGCCGTCGCGAAGCTGGAGACCCAATTGAAAGTAGGAAGCCGTAAGGCCCCGCCGCAACCAGAAAAGACCGTTGTGGCCTCGACTGGTGGCGCAGTCAGTCAAGATGCGCAGCTTGAGCGCCTGCAAGCCGAGGCAGACCGCACCGGCGACCGCACAAAGGTGGCCCGATACTTGCGAGAGAAGGCAGCCCGGTAGTATATTCACGCAATAAGGGTCACCGTCTCCCTCAAGTGACGAGCTATGATCGGCACCGCCTCCGTAATGGTGAGAACAAAGAACCGTTCAAAAACCGAATTTAACAGGAGCCGATCATGGCGACCGCTTTTTCCAAACAGGATACCGTATTCTTCGATGAGTTGCTGGCAAGCTTCGATGACCGCCTGACCATCGCCCGTAATGTTGGCGTGTTCAACGCCGATCCCGTTGTGCTGGAACGCTCGCAGGGCACTCAGATTTGGCGTCCGAAGCCGTATATTGCCACCTCGACCGATGGCGCGGCCGGCACCGATATCTCTTCGTCCTTCGCCGACGTGACCCAGCTGTCCGTCCCGATCAGCATTGGTTACAACAAGACCAGTCCGTGGACGATGACCACTGACGATCTCAACGACCCGCTCCAGTTGAAGCGCAAGCAAGAAGCTGCCTTCCAGAAGTTGTCGTCTGACATCAACGTCGCCATCGCCAACGTGATCGGTCAGCAGGCTACGCTGGTCGTCAAGCGCACCGCTGCGCCGACTGGCTATGATGACATCGCCGAAGCTGATGCCGTGATGAAGGAGCAGGGCGTTGTTGATGGCCTGCGCCGCAACTTCTGCCTGCACACTCGCCACTACAACGCCATGGCAGGCGCCCTCGCCAAGCCGCAGACTTCGGCCAACCCCAAAGTCAATCGTGCCTACGAGGAAAACTATGTCGGCCGCGTGTCCGGCTTCGAGACCTACGAAACCGAATACACCTACCGCCTGACCGCCGCTGCCGGTGTGACAGTGACCGTGAACGGTGCTAATCAGCGCCATGTCCCGGCCGCCACTACTACCGCCTCGACTGGCGAGACCGCCAACAAGGACAACCGTTACCAGAATCTGACCATCGCGGTCACTTCCGGCACGGTTAAGGTGGGCGATCGTCTGACCATCGCGGGTGTGAACTCCGTCAATCACATCACCAAGGCCGACACTGGCCAGCTCAAGACCTTCACCATCACCGCCATTGTATCTGGTGCTGGTGGCAGCGGTGTCGTGACCATCAGCCCGCCGATCATCGCGGCTGACAGTTCGCCGACCCAGGCCGAGAGCGAATACAAGAACGTGACCGCGACCCCGGCCAACGGCGCCGCTATTACGTTCCTGAATACCGTGTCGTCCAATGTCTCGATGTTCTGGGATAGCCGCGCTATCGAACTGCTGCCGGGTCGCAACGGCTTCGATTCCTCGGTTGGAGAAGCGATGATGCAGGGCACCACCGACGTTGGCGTGCAGCTGGCCATGTTCAAGTTCTTCGACATCAACACAAAGAAGTTCAAGTATCGTGTCGATACCCGCTTCGGTGTTGGTCTCGTGAACGAGGAAATGGCCGGCATCATGCTGTTTAGCCAGACCTGATAGCAGCACCGATGTAAATGGCTGACCCAGCCACTAAATGGGTTTGCCTGGCTAGGATCGCTTCCGAAGAGCGGCGCCCCACCGCCTGCCAGGCAATTTTTGGGGCAACTCGCCAAGGGGGCGTGGCATCGCTGGAGATCATGAATGATCACGCTGCCATTGCCTCGTATCTCGCGAGCAGACGGCCCCAATTCTGACGGGTTTCTGCTTGGCACCAACCCGCTCTCGCTTCTCCAAAACGCAATCACCGACATCGACATTTCCTACACCATCACGGTGATTCGGAAAAATATGGTCGGCAGCCAGGAAGTCTATGAGGACGTTTCCACCCTGGCCATGTCTGGTACGTCCAACGCCTTCGAGCCCTTCGGCCCGCTTGCCAACTTGGTAGCAGGTGATGAACTCTGGGTAGCCGATAGCGACATCGGCGGCTTGATCCTCGATGTGACGACCGCTGGTGTCTACACTGGCGGCACGCTGGAAGTGCTGCATTCCACCGATGGCAGCACGCTCACGGCCTGCCCGAGCCTGGTGGATCCGTCCAATGCCCTGCGGAACACCGGCCGGCATAATGTCACCTTCGGCGGTAGCGCCGATCGCAAGTCCATCGCGCCACGGTTCGGCATGACTGCGCGGAAATACGTCGTCCTGCGCCTGTCTGGCGTGTCTGGCGCGACTGTGGCACCGGCTCTGGCCCGTATTTGGGGCATTGATGCCGCTGTTGGCAACTTCCTCGATCTGACGGCCATGCATTCGTCGGCCGTGAGTGATGCCACGTTCGATGAAGTGCCAGGCTTCGATACCTCGGCCGTGATCTTCACGGTTGGCGCCTCGGTCTACTACGGGTTCCCCAAGAAGCCCATTGGTGTTGACGACTACTACCACGTTTTCGGTACGGCCGGCGCCCGCACAGTGGCCAATGAGTACCTGAGCGACACCCTGACATGGACGACGCTGCCCAACGTCAGTGGCGCGGCTCCTATCGCTGATCCTGGCGGCTCTGGTGCGCAGATCATCCGCGTCCGATTTACTGTTCCTGCTGACTGGACAAAGCAGACATTCAATGGCCTGTCGCTGTACTGGTTCCGGTCTCGAACTGCCACGGTGATCATTTCCGGCCCGGTGACGCCGCCCTTGTTCCGTCGCCGCGTCATCGCCCTGGAGGACAGCAACGGCCTCGCGCTCAATGGTGCCAAGACGATCTCCAAGATTGACTATCGCATTGGCGTGCCGCATACGGCAGACATCCGGATTGGTATCGCTGGCGCGGTCAGCGGGAATGCCTCTGAGTTCGTCATCCCGGCCAACAGCACGCATTCGGCCAACGGCATTACGCTGAGCCCCCCGCTGGTGTTGGCGGCAAATGATCAACTTGTCGTCTGGCAGATCAGTGCATCGGGCACCCTGCAAGATGTCGATCTCTTCTTCGATTAAGGAGCGGAACCATGTCTCAGACCGGCTACCCCATTATTTACCGCATGACGCAGGCGGAGCTTGACGCTGGCAACGGTACCGCCTTGTCTGGCGGCTTCATCGAGATCATCGACGCCACCACGCTCCAGCCGACCGGCAACATCTACAGCACCGGCCCTGCCGCGACTGCTCCCGTCCAAATCGCTAACCCGTCTGGGCTTGGTGGTGCAGGCGGCGGCACCAGCGCGCTCAGTAAGGTGCAGATCACCACGGCCAGCGTTGCCCTGACCCCGGCATCCAGCGGCGCTACCCGCGTGTTTCACATCGAGACTGGCGGCAGTATGGCGGCGCTCAGTACCGCCTCCTGGCCCATCCCAGCGGCTGGCACTGCGCAGCTGTTCTACATCCAGAACCATAGCGGCACGGCGCAGACATTCAGCGTCACCACCGGCGCTGGTGAGTTCTCCGGCCTGGTGGACTTCGACAGCAACCCGACCGAGGACAACAGTTTCAGCATCCCGGATAACCGGGAAGCCATTGTGATGGTCGATGCTGATGGCTTCGTCCAGATCAGCAGCACCGGCACCAGCTACAGCAAGGCCGAGTCTGATGCCGCCCTGGCGCTCAAGGCCCCGCTTGCTTCGCCTACGTTCACTGGTACGGTTACGATGCCGGCCAATAGCGTAGATAACACCGAGCTGGCCGACATGGCGGCGAACTCACTCAAGGCGAACGCAACCGCTTCTACGGCAGACCCGACCGATCTGGCATTTGCGATCAACACATTCCCCGCACGCGGCAGTACCGGCAATATTGGGGCCAAGTCCATTACCGATTTCGCGCTGAGCATCCTAGACGACGCCGATGCGCAGGCAGTGCGTGCGACCATCCAGGCAGCCAATAGCGCCGTCATCAAGGACGCCTGCCGCGCAGCGACTACTGCGAATATCAACCTCAATAGCGACCTGAACAATGGCGATGTACTCGATGGCGTGACCCTAGTAACTGGCGACCGCATCTTGGTCAAGAACCAGAGCACGGCGAGCGCAAACGGGATTTACATTGTATCGGCCACCGGCCCATCGCCCCGCGCTTCGGATTTCGATGGTACGCCGGCTGGCGAAGTGACCGGCGGCATGATCGTGCCGGTCAGCGAAGGCACGGCGAACCTCGATACACTGTGGATGCTGACGACTAACGGCACCATCACGATCGGCACGACCGCGCTTGCTTTCGCCAACGTCAGCGGCGGCATCCTGCCGGCGAACAGCGTGGACAATGCCGAACTCGCGGATATGGCCGCGAATACTGTCAAGGTAAACGCGACCGCTTCGACCGGCGACCCGTCTGACCTGGCGCTGGCGGCCAATCAGTTCCTGGCCCGGTCGAGCACCGGCAACATCGCCGCCAAATCCGTCACTGACTTCGCATTGACCGTCCTGGATGACGCCGATGCCGCTACGGCCAGGGCAACGCTCGGCGCGGCCAGTGCAACCAGCCTCACCGATGGCTCTGTCGATGCCGTGTTCAACACGATCAATTGGGACCTGGCAGAACTGTTCACCAACGGCAACTTGGATACTCTGACTCAATCGGGGTTCTACGATGGCCAAAACATGACCGGTGCGCCTGCTACTGGCTGGTTCTACATACTGCATCAGCGGCACAGCAACGCATCTTCTAGTGACTGGCGCAGTCAAACCGCGTGGGCATTAGGCTCTGGTACGGGGAGTGTGGCTGGCGAAATGTTTGTTCGAACTTACGCCAATGCGGTGTGGACATCGTGGGAAAAGATTACTGGCAAGTTGTCGAGTGCTGCTGGTTCAGTGGCCACCGCCAATCTTGCTGACGACGCCGTGACCAATGCCAAGCTGGCGGACATGGCGGCGAACACGGTTAAGGTCAACGCGACCACGGGCGCGGCCAATCCAACGGACGTGGCACTGTCGGCGAACCAGGTGCTCGGTCGCAACAGCACCGGCAACCTGACCGGCCTGGCCGTCACCGACGCGGCGCTGACCGTGCTGGACGATACGACCGTTGCGGCGATGCGCACCACGCTCGGCGCCGTGAATATCGCTGGCGATACGCTGACTGGCGCGCTCGGCATCGGCATCGCGCCGCTTGCTGGCCGTCTGCATACGAGGACCGGCAGCACAGGCACGGCGCTCACTTCGACTCAAGCGTCTGAGTATGAGGTGCTGATCGAGAATCTGGACAATACCAACAAGCCGCTGCTGGCGATCGCATGGAACAACAACGTTGGCGGCACGTCCACCAACCAGCACGCTATCTCGTTCTTCTCCAACTCGTTCGGCGGTGGCGCTGGACACACGGCCTCTATCGGCTGGGAGAACACCCAGGGCACCGTCAGTAACCAGACCAACGGCGCGTTGACCTTCTCGACCGCAGCTGATGTGCTGACGCCGACCGAGAAAATGCGCCTGACCAGTAATGGATCACTCGGCATCGGTGTTACTCCCAGCGCGTCGGCAAAGCTGCAAGTGGACAGCACGACGCAGGGTATCTTGCCGCCGCGCATGACCGCCGCGCAGAAGCAGGCCATTGCCAGTCCGGCCAACGGCTTGGTAGTCCACGACACTACACTGAACTCGCAAGCCACCTACAACGGCACGTTCTGGCACTACACCGGCCAGGCGCAGGCCGCCAAGACCGCCAATGAAACGCTGAGCATTCACGACAGCGGGGCGCTATTCCACAACAGCGGCGCTACTGGTCTGGTCAATCTGATCCTGCCGACAGTGACCAATAGCGTTGAATATGCCTTCCTGGTGCATGCGGCGCAGGAATTGCGAGTGACCGGCAGCATCAACAACGCCGGGACGACCGTAACCAACCTGCGTAGCAGTGCGGTAGGCTCGACCCTGCGCATTCGCGCCGTGGCCGGAACTTGGTATGCCATGCCGCAGACCGGCACCTGGTCTGACGTTTAAGGAGACGCACAATGACTAAATTCACCAGCGGTATCGCCGACTACCGGGCCACGCCGACACTCAACGCGACCATCCAGACGGCAGCTTTCACGGCCGCATGGGGCAGCGCCTATCACGTCAATGCCACCAGCGGCAGCCTCACCATCGACATCCCGACCGCCGTAGGCAATGCCGACAACCGCATTGAGATCACCCGATCTGATGCCTCGGCAAATACGGTGACTCTGCGCACTGCTAACGGCCAGGTGTTCTCCAACTTGGTAGCCGGCAACAATTCCAACACTTGCACTGTTGCCGGCCGTAGTACCGTCACTCTGGAAAGCAACGGCACCAACCCGATCGCTCGTGACGCCAACGGCATCGCCGCAGCATCGCGTCTGTGGCTGCCTTCCGACCTGACTGGTGGTACACCGCTGTTCTGGTGGAATTTCCGCAACGCCGCCTCGCTGACGCTTAACGGCTCGACCGTGCAGACCATTGCCAATCTTGGCACGGCCGGCACCGGCTACAACCTGACGCAAGCGACGGCGGCGAACCAGCCGACCATCAATGACACCGCGAACCCGCTCTATGCAGACTTCTCCGGCGACTGGATGGGCACTAGCGCCGTGCAGGATTCGTTGATTAACGGCACAAACTTCACCATTGCGGCGCTTTACTCGGCAGATGGGGCGCGCTCGACTTCGCTGTTTGCGCAGATCCCGGCCACTTCTGGCGGCCAGGTGAACTACCACCCGAAATGGTCGGACAACAACACCTACCTTGATCTGCCAATCACCTCGGCGCGTATCTCGGGCAACCTAGGCACTGCTGCGGCGAACGGAGCCACCAACCCGATCACGATGGTTGGTCGTCGCGGGGGCGCCAACATGGAACTGTACTTGAGCGGTAATCAAACCGCCTCATTGTCGTCCGCAGCCGTTAGCGGCACGTCATCGGGCACTGGCACGCTCTTCATCGGCCGTACCGCCAGCAGCGGGACGGAAACGATGGTCGGCCGCATCTACGAGATGATCGCCTTCCGCGCCCAATGCACCACCGACGAACGCGACCGGCTCGCTGCCTACATGGCCTGGGGCGCAGGCACCCAATCCATCTTGCACACGTCAAACCCGTATCGGCTGACCCCGCCGACCGTGGCCCTTTAAGGAGTGCCGATAATGGCCGTAACTATTGAGCAACTGACTACCAACGTCGCCATGAGCAGCCCAGAAGGCGTTGTGTCCTACGTCGATTCCTGGCGCGGCACGCGCTCGGATGACGGGCACACCGTCGAACTGGACTATTCCACCGGTACCGCGTCCGGCGCCGTGCAGACCAGCATGGACAACTGGTTTGCCACCTATGACCCGCAGCCGGTAGCGCCCGTCGCCAGCACAAAGCGTGCGGTGAGCATGTCCGCCATCGTCGACACGGTGACCGGCTCGATTGACATTCTCGACGCCAGCGGCAAGGTCATGCTGAAAATGAGCCGCGACTCCGCCGGCCAGGTGGATATGCAAGGCGTCGACAGTTCAGGCGTGCAGCGCCGCATCCTTATGCCGCAATCCGGCACGGTGAAGCTCGATAGCACGGCGACTACGCTGGATGTGGTGTACGACGTGCCGTTCAGCGATCACCCGGTAGTCAATATCAATTCATCGAAGCCGCTGCCTAACTACGACCTCGTGCCGACTAAGACGGGGTTCACAATGGATTTCGCGTCACCGGCTGACTCAACTCTGGCATGGCAAGCCCGCAACGGTAAGAAGTGATAGGAGAAAACAATGCCAACTCTGACCTATGCAATCGACAGTGTGACCCGGACCAACTCGATCACCAGCGCATCGGTAACCACCAAGCGCGTGACCCCATCCATTGACGGCGTGGCTCTGCCGCATGCCTACGCCTTCGGCGGCGCGGTATCCGATGCAGACGCCAAGGCCGCCGTAAAGGCCGATCTGGAAGGGCCGAAGGGCTACGGCGCACTGACCGAAGGGTGATGCGGGCGCCAGGGATGGCATTAACTCTCGGATTTGATACCATGACCAGGATGTGTCACCGACCGGATATGCCGCAATGACAACGATGCTCTACAAGTGGCCTGGCCCTCATGACATCCATGGGGACCGCTACGATTACAAGATCGTCCCTGACGACGAAATCCAGGCCGCTCTTGCCGCTGGCTGGCACTTGACCACGACTGACGCCAAGGCCAACGCTAAGAAGGTGCTCGACGTGCCGCCCATCCCTGGCGACGATGAGCCGCCGACGCGGGAAGAGCTTGAGCAGAAGGCGCGTGAGCTCGGCATCCAGTTCGACGGCCGCACTCGTGACCATAAGCTGTCCAAGATGATTGCCGACGCCCTCGGGGGTTGAGATGTCGTACACCAAGCGCGACTTCGTAAAGGCCGCATTTGAGGAGATCGGCCTTGCCTCCTACGTCTTTGACCTAAGCCCGGAGGACCTGGAGAGCGCTTTGCGGCGTCTGGACGCCATGATGGCCTCGTGGAATGCCAAGGGCATCAGGCTCGGCTACCCGCTACCCGGAAGCCCTGGCAATAGCGATCTCGACGCAGAGACAGGCGTACCGGACCACGCGAATTATGCCATTTTCGCGAATCTTGGTCTCGCTATCGCCCCGCTCTATGGCCGCCAGGTCAGTCTGGAAACCCGGCAAATGGCCAAGGCGGCCTATGATACAATGCTCCAGCAGTTTGCCGTCCCGCCCGAAATGCAGTTGCCAGGAACGATGCCGGCCGGTGCTGGCACGCTGCCATGGCGGCGAGACAACCCATTCATCACCGCGCCCGAGGATGCCTTGCAGATTGGCAACGACGGCGAGCTTGATTTTCTGTGAGGCAATGACATGTCCGGTAACGGTAACCATGTGGCCGTAGGCGACTCGCTGGATGCGGGCGATCAGATTCTGATCTGGGATACCGAGGCCGGCGACTGGCGCCGACTTCCCCGCAGCATTCTGTTGGCGTATATCCAGAGTGGCCTGACCTTCCCGGATGCCGGCGCGTTTACGACGCAGTATGCCTCCCCATCAGCTACCGGGTTTTCCGTGACCATCACGAGCGGAACGGCCAATATCCACCTGATCTTAACGCCCACTGCCGGCTTTGCTGCGGGCACGCTTGTGCTGCCTGCCAGCACGGTAGCGGCGGACAAGCAGGAAGTTTTGGTGAATTGCACCCAGCAGGTAACGGCCCTGACCGTGAATGGCAGCGGCGCCACAGTTACGGGCGAGCCTACTTCGCTCGGAGCTGATGACTTCTTCCGATTGAAATACGACAAGGCTACCAACGTCTGGTACAGAGTCGGGTAAAACGAGGGTTTAACATGCGCCAGGAAATCCGGCCAGGCAGTTGGTCCGAATCAGTTGCATTCGTCGCGCCGGTTGGCGAAATCTACGACGCTACGGCCAATGACTCCGATAAGTCGTGGGTGGTCCCCGGCAATGAAATGTGGCGGCTCAACTTCGCCTATGTCCTATTGGCTGCGACGACCGCTGTTGGCAGCCGCCTTGTGACTATTCGCGTCAAGGATGCGTCAGGAAACACCATTGCAGAGGTTGTTTCTGGTGTTGGCCAAGTCGCCACTACCACGCGCACCTATATGTTCATGCAGGGCATTTTCCGCGAGACAGCATTCACCAACGATGCCGCCTTGGTCGCCATCCCTGATGGGCTGTGGCTTAAGCCTGGCTACACGCTGCAAGTTCTGGATAAGGCGGCCATTGATGTGGCAGCCGATGACATGACCGTCGCTGTGCAGTACGAAAAGTACACGGTGTAAAAACGAGGATGGGAACATGAATTTTGGCGACGCCCTTGAAGCTCTGAAACGCGGAAGCAAAGTCCAGCGCGAGGGCTGGAACGGCAAAGGTCTGTGGCTTGAGTTACAGTGGCCCGACGAACACAGTAAAATGACGCTGCCGTATATCTTCATGAGCTATCCTGATGATGCCAAGACGACGCCTGGGGCCAAGGTGCCGTGGCTGGCTTCGCAGACTGATATGCTTTCTGATGATTGGTGCATTCTTCTGTGAGGCGCTGATATGCAGTTGCCGGTGCTTTCGGGGATATTTTCTGACTCGGCATCCGACTTTCGGACATCGTATCCTCGTAATCTGGTTCCGGTGCCGAAAAACACCGGGATCAGCGAGGGCTATCTGCGGCCGGCTGACGGCATCGTCCAGCTATCCACCGGCAATCCCGGCATTGATCGAGGCGGCATCAACTGGAATGGAGCATGCTATCGGGTTATGGGAACCAAGCTGGTCCGCGTTGACGCAGCTGGTGCGACCACTACCCTAGGTGATGTCGGCGGCTCTGGCCAGGTGACGTTTGATTATTCGTTTGACCGCCTGGCCATCGCATCCAGCGGCAAGCTCTATCTCTGGAATGGCACGACGCTCCAGCAGGTGACAGACACCGATCTCGGCACTGTCGTGGATATGCTGTGGATCGATGGCTATTTCATGACCACGGACGGCACATCCTTGGTTGTGACCGATCTGGATAACCCGTTTGCGGTCAACCCGCTCAAGTACGGGTCATCTGAAATCGACCCTGATCCGGTCAAGGCGCTGCTCAAGGTCCGCAACGAAGTCAACGCCCTGAACCGCTACACCATCGAAATCTTCGATAACATCGGCGGCGACTTCTTCCCATTCCAGCGCATCGAAGGCGCGCAGATCATGCGGGGGACAGTAGGTACGTTTACCTGCGCCGTCCTGACGGAAAACATCGTTTTCATGGGTGGTGGTCGCAATGAGAGCATCGCGATCTGGATGGCGGCCAATGGCGGAACGTCAAAGCTATCTACCAAAGAGATCGACCAGATTCTGGCCGGCTATTCCGAGTCAACGCTATCACAGGCGTTGCTGGAAACCCGCGTCTCTGATGGTCATCAGTGGCTGTACATCCATCTGCCAGATCAGACCCTGGTCTATGACGCCTATGCAACGCAGCTGCTGGGTAGTCCGGTATGGTTCACGCTGACCACCAGCATCATCGGCAACAGCCAATACCGCGCCCGCAACTTCGTCTACTGCTACGATCGATGGATTGTCGGCGACCCGCAGACTACCAGCCTCGGCTATTTCTCGGATGAGGTTTCCAGCCATTGGGGGCAGGTCAACGGATGGGACTTTGGCACGACCATTGCCTACAACGGCAGCAGAGGCGCGGTGTTCCACGAGCTGGAGCTGATCTGCCTGACCGGCCGCGCCAAGGTGGGCGATGATCCTACGGTATGGGCGCAATATTCGCTTGATGGCATGGTCTGGAGCCAGGAACGATCTGTGAAGGCCGGCAAGACTGGCGAGCGCAATAAGCGGCTGCTGTGGCTGCGCCAGGGCTTCATGCGCAACTGGCGCATTCAGCGCTTCCGTGGCACGAGCGATGCCCATCTGTCCATCGCCAGGCTAGAGGCACAGATAAGCCCGCTGGGGGCCTGACATGGCAACAGGACAGCTAAAGCTCACACGCGCCCAGCTTTCCGCCTTCCTCGGCAAAGATCACGAGGCCATCAAGCAGTTTGAGAAGCTATTTCAGACGGCCGACGAGATCGCCCCTGACGTAGTGCAGGAGATCGCCTTTAACGCCCAGAGCGCCCAGGCAGCGGCTCAGGCAGCACAAGGCGATAGCCAGGCCGTAAAGCAGGAGGCAGACGCCAATATAACCGCCCTAGAGGCTAGGGTTAACGCCCTGTCGGCGGTCGTCCAGCAGTTGGCAGCTAACGCTGAGTTCGGCGAGCCACCGACCGAGCGCGATCCCGCAGTTGATTACTTCGATCTGCGCCGCAGTACCAAGCAGGCTGCCAAGGTCGGGCGGTTTAGCTGGGATGACGACGCCAGCACGCCGCAAGTCAACCTAGAGAACAATGTTACGTTGCAGATCGGCCAGGAGGATCTGGACGACGTAACCAACGCGACAGGCAGCACCATCAGCAAGGGCAATGTGATCGGGCTGGCCGGTGTCGGCGGTGGCGGCGATGTGTCTGGCAAGAAGTACCTGGCCGATGGCTCTGAACCCAGCATCTACGTCCTAGGGATCTCGGCTCATGACATCCCCAACAACACCGATGGCTATGTGACCAGTCGCGGTATCGTGACCAACATCGACACAACTGGCACATCTTACGGCGAGACATGGGCTGTTGGCGACATCCTATACTGTTCCCCGACGACCGCAGGCGGATTGACGAAGGTTAAGCCATCGGCTCCAGCCCTCGTGATCCCCATTGCCGTTGTCCTAACTGTCAGCGCCACCGTAGGGCGAATCGCATGCCGGCCGACCATCTTCCTACAGCTGTATTACGGCGGCTTCATCAGCACAGTGGATCAGACTGCAACAGCTATCAACACGGCCACGGCAGTGAGCTTTAACACCACAGTCGCCACAAGTGGCGTTAGCCTTGGCACCCCGGATTCGCGCATCGTCACGGCCAATTCTGGCGTCTATGACTTCACTTTCACCGTCCAGGCCGCCAAATCATCAGCCGCAGTAGGTTACATCTGGGTCTGGCTGCGTAAGAATGGCACAGATATTGCCAATTCGGCGCTCAGAGTCGCCATTCAGGGGGCCACTGGTGAGGCAGCCATTACGCGCACCATTCCCCAGCAGATGGCCGCAAATGACTACATGGAACTGATGTGGGCAGTCGATTCGACGACAATCACGCTCAATTCTGATGCTGCCACCGCGTTTGCTCCTGCTGTTTCATCTGCCACTATGGCCGTATTCCAGGTCAACCAATGAGATCGCGCCATGACCACCACCATTAAGCCCCTGGTCCCTGCCAAGTTCGCCGAGAACACGCAGACAACGCAGTACACCGCCAGCAATGTACGGGCCAGCATCGACAAGTTCACCGGCACCAATGTTACATCGGCCAATGTTACATTGACCGTAAACATCATCCCGAACGGCGGAACGGTTGGCTCGTCGAATATCGTCAGCCAGACCCGCACCATCGCCCCTGGCGAGACCCATGGCTTCCCCGATCTGGTCGGCCAGTACCTTGAACCGGGTGGGGTCATCAGCACCATTGCGAGCGCTTCCAGTTCAATCGTGCTGCGGGTCTCCGGGCGAGAGATCGCCTAAAGACAAGCCATCTGCAATATGGTTAAATCGCGAACAGCTGAGACCTTTATAAGAGCGGCCAGCGGCTCATGTCCTCGGAAACCGAGCATGACCGACTGGCTGCGCAAAAACCTCGAAGAAGTATTCGCCCTCCCCTCGGCTGCTGTCGAGTGGCTTCTGTCGCTCTATCGAATCATCCAAGTCTTTGATGACATCGCCGATGGTGATCCTGTCTCGCGTGACGATCTTAATGCCGTCATCTGGGATTGCCTGGTGGGCAGGCTCCAGAATGAGTTTTTCGCTCGCCATGCCAACCAGCTGATTCCGGTGATCGCTACGGCCATCATCAAGTGGCAGGCATCGGACACCATGGAGCGGCAGGGCCTCGCAGATGCCAGGTCATTTGTGTGGCGGGCATCGTATTACGATGTAGTGGTCATGGTGGTCAGTATTTGCCACGGCCCGACTGCTGCCACGAAAAACGCCCATTTGATCCTCCAGCTCTACGGCGAAAAGCTGGACGACTATTTAGCGGAGTTTCAACATGCCTGATCCCGTAACCGGCCTAGTCGTAGGCGGCACATCGATTGGCAGTGGTGTCTTGCAGCATCAGGCTGCCTCGAAAGCGGCCAAGGCGCAGGCCGGCGCGGCCGAGGCCGGAATTGACGAGCAGCGGCGCCAGTTCGACGCGCTCCAGGAGCTTCTACGGCCCTATGTCGAGGCAGGCACGCCGGCACTAAAGGCGCAGCAGGCTTTCGTTGGTCTTGGTGGTCCTGGGGCCGAGCGTGAGGCGATTGCAGGCGTCGAGGCATCCCCGGCTTTCCAGGCGTTGCTACGCCAGGGCGAAGAGGCGCTGTTGCAGCGTGCGTCGGCCACAGGCGGTCTCCGGGGGGGCAACATCCAGGGCGCCCTCGCTCAGTTCCGGCCGAATCTCCTGGCGCAGACCATCGAGGATCGCTATGCCAAGCTGGGCGGACTTACTGCGCTTGGTCAGCAATCGGCGGCGGGCGTGGGCTCGGCTGGTATGCAGACGGGGGCGAATGTCGCCAATCTGCTCCAGCAGGCCGGCGCGGCTCGTGCGGGCGGCATTCAGGGACGGGCGCAGGCTATCGGGAATGTCTTGAACCTGCCGGCACAGTTCCTAGGCGCTCAATACGGCGCTGGCCAAACGCCTAGCTTTGCCGGTCTCTTCGGGGGTTGATGATGGTTGCTCCTATTGATTACCGCCTCGACATTCAGAGCCCGGTCGAAGCCTTCCTGGGCAGTGCCAAGCTGGGCGCAGGGCTGGCCGAGGCACAGGCCGCCGCCCGTGCCAAGCAGGCTGAGCTAGAGCGCCAGCAGTCCATGCAGGAGGCGCTGTCAGGTCTCTACGCCAATCCCAATGCGACCAGCGAGGATTACGCCAGAGTTGCCGGGCTCATGCCGAAAGAAGTTGGCGACAATCTGCGTGCCAGCGCTGCGGTTCTGACCGAAGCCGACCGCGAGAAGGAGCTACAATTCGGCGCACAGGTGATGTCCGCCCTTGGATCGGACAAGCCGGAGTTCGGCCTAAGCCTCCTGCGTGAGCGTGCGCATGGTGAGCGCAATCGTGGCCGAGAAGATCAGGCCAAGGCGTATGAGACATGGGCTACTATCGCCGAGCAAAGCCCCGCCGCGGCCAAGAACACGATTGGCCTGCTGATGGCGCAACTTCCTGGCGGTGATAAGGTTATTGAGTCAGTAACCAAAATCGGCGCCGAGCGTCGGGCCGAAGAACTCCAGCCGTCCGCACTGAAGGAATCCGAAAGCAAGGCTGAAAAAGCGGCGGTCCTAGCAAGATTCGCCGAGTCCGATGCTGTTCTTGAACAGCAGAAAAAGGGTTGGGACATCAAAAAGCTCCAGTCCGACATGCGTATCGCTCAGCAGAATGCGAACATCGCAGCCGCAGAAGTGGCAGCTAAGCGAGAGGCAAATGCAACAGAGCGTGCCAAGCTGAATCTGCAAGTCGAAAAGATGATCGCCGACCGAGACGCGACTGTGCGCGAGCGAGTTGCCGCATACGAAGCTGGCGCGGCGTCGATGGATGGCCTCATCTCAACGGCGCGAGAGGCGCTCAACACGCCATTCAGCGTCATAAAAGATGCAACCGGGCCAATCGGCTCCAGATTGCCGACGCTGAGCGAAGATACGGCCAACTTTGAGGCACTGGTTGAAACGCTCAGTTCACAATCCTTCCTGTCTCAAGTCGAGCAGATGCGAGGTCTTGGCGCGTTGACGCAATCGGAAGGCGAAAAGCTGGTATCTGGCCTGAAAAACCTAAGCCTCAAGCAAGGGCATCGGCAACTGGTCAAAAATATCCAAGACCTAGTTGGCAAGATGGAAGAGGCGCGAGGTCGCCTATCCCGCAAGACTGGCGTTCCGCTTTCCTCTGCGCCATCTGGAAAGCCAGCGACTGACGAACCAATCGTTGTGGACTTCTAAATGCCATACTCGATCACGACAAAAGACGGGATCATCATCAGGAATATCCCGGACAGCATAAAGCCGGATGCGCCCGAGCTAAAGGAGCGTGTCGCGTCTATTCGTGCGAGTCGAACGGCACCACCGGCGCCCCCAAGTCTCGATCTCCCTGCCGTCCCAGGCTCGCCCGAAGAAGCCGCGCAAGAGCAGTTTATACGCGAGGAGCGGTTGCGCCGCCGCGCAGTGCAGCCGGAATTTAGCCTAGGCGAAGATATTATCGGAGCCGCAGAGGCCGATTTATCAGCACTTTCTGCTGCGACTACGGGATTTGCGGGACAGATTGGCGGCACATTGAAGGGCCTTGCCGAGCAACTTCTGTCGGGCAAGTTTGGAACCCAAGAAGCAGCCGAGGCCATAAAACAGGAAGGCGAAAGGTATGCCAGAGCATGGACGTATGCGCCGCGATCTCAATCTGGGCAGGCGCAGCTAGGAGTGCTTGCCAAGGGCGCTGAGGCATTGACGCCGATCACTCCGTTTACCCAGGAGCTGGGAGTTATAGCCCAGGGCATCCGCGCTGCTGCTGCGCCCGCTGTCGCCACTGCCAGGCAAGCTGCTGCCCCTGTCGTCGCAGGTGCCAGACGGGTTGTGGCACCTATTCGCCAGGCCATCGGCGAGCGCAAGCCTACACCTGGAACGCAACCATCTGCCGGATCAGCCGGGGTGGATATTGCAACGCAGCGAGCCATGAAGGCCGAAGAGCTGCCAGTCCCTATCAAACTGACGGAAGGCCAGAAAACTCGCCAGTTCGAGGATGTCCGATTTGAACGGGAGACCGCTAAGTTGCCCGAGGTTGGTGAGCCGCTGCGTGAGCGATTTGCGCAGCAGAATCGGCAATTGCAGCAGAACCTTGACGCCTTTATTGACCTGACTGGCGCCGAGGCACCGGAATCGGGATTTCGGCGAACGGTTGGTATATCGGTGGACGAGGCGATACGCAGTCGGGCCGCTCGTGATAAGGCAAAAATCCGTGGTCTCTATAAAGAGGCTGAAAAAGCAGGCGAGATGTCAGAGCCTGCCAACCTCTCTCCGGTGGCGGACTATCTGAATCAGAACCGCGCCGGCCGATCATCAGCGCCGATCATGAGCACATTTGCCGAGGAGATCAAAGTGCAGGGCGTTGGCTCTGGGGCTCTGGCAGACGGGACGCTGCAAATCGGCGAAGTCACGCTCGGCCAGGCGGAAAACCTGCGCAAGTCCATAAATCGTTTCGTTAAGAGCAATGATCCGAATGATGTGCGCATTGCAACTGAATTGAAGCAAATGATTGATGCGCAGACGGAAGGGCTCGGCGGTGATCTATATCAGCGGGCGCGCTCGGCTCGTGCGCGCTATGCTTCCGAATATGAAAATATCGGCCTGGTTAAGAACCTGATCGGCTCTAAGAGGGGGACGAATGATCGCGCCATCGCCCTTGAGGACGTGTTAAACCGATCAATCATCGACCCTGGCACGTCACTGGATACTGTCCGGCAGGTGCGTCGGCTGTTGCAGACGGAAGGCCCTAAAGGCATGCAGGCATGGAAGGAGCTTCAAGGTGGAACCTTGCAATACATCAAGGAAGAAGCCTTGCGCAATGTGGCGCCAGACCAATTTGGCAATCGCATCGTATCGCCGGCACAGCTCGACCGCGTACTAACCAATCTGGACAAGAACGGGAAGTTAGAACTTGTCTTTGGCAAGAAAGGGGCTGAACAGCTTCGCACCATCAATGAAGTAGCTAAAGACGTCCTTACGGTACCCCCTGGCACAGTGAACACGAGCAACACGGCCAGTGTACTTGCCGGTCTAATGGATGTGGCGATCAGCGGAACATCGGGCGTCCCAGCTCCGATCATGACCAGCTTTCGCCTTCTCAGTAACAGAGTTAAAGATGCAAAGATCAAGGCTCGCGTTAAGCGTGCTCTAGGCGAACAACAGGAGCGTCAATAATGGCCGCGTTTCAGATTAAGTCCCCGTTTTCCATCTTCACCGACGTAGATGGCGACCCGCTCAAGGATGGCTACATCTACATCGGCACGGCCGGTCTCAATCCCGAAACGAACCCGGTGACGGTCTATTTCGATGAAGCGCTAACCATTCCGGCCGCACAGCCGATCCGGACGCTTGATGGCTATCCGTCTCAGAATGGTTCACCGGCCAATATTTACACTGGCGTCAGCTTCTCGGTGACTGTCAAGAACAAGAATGGCACCCTCGTTTTCTCGCAGCTCACGCCGTCGAGCGCTGGCAATCAGTCCGTCTCTGATGTCGCCGCGCTGATCAAACTGGATAGTGCCAACTCTGGCGACACCCTCAATGTTGCGGCCTATCATCCCGGCTGGCAGGGGACGGCAACGGGGCCTGTCGGTGGTGGTACGTTTGTATGGGATTCCACCAAAGCTAAATCCGCCCACAACGGGGGGACAATCATTAGTCCTACTGTCCCTTGGGATGGTACTCAAGGCGGTCTGGCTGCGTTCTTAGCGGGGACGGGGGAAACCAATCCTAGTGGAAATGGTTGCTGGATGCGAATTGGCCATGACTTCTTGGACGTATCTCACTTCGGAGCAGATAAAACTGGCGCTAATAATGCCACGGCTTCTGTCAAGAAGATGTTTGACGTATGCATTGCGTCTGGGCAGCATGGGCATATCTCAGCAGGCACATACATGATGACTGCCGGACAGCTTGTATTTGATAGCGCATTCACGGACAAACTATGGCCGGAAATAACGACTGATGGGCATGAGGCTGTCACATTTAAGCGTGCCGATGCTACAAACGCCCCATTCATTCACATTAACAATGGCACAGCCACTAGCGGCGTTTCAAATACTTGGAATGGTGGCTCCCTGGGCGGAATCACGTTTGATCAGAACAGCCAGACTACTGCGGCCGGACAGCATGGGATTGTTCTCCGTGGAATTGTGGGGACCAATTTCGGATGGATGCGAGGCAATGATCTTGGCGGCTCTTGTATTTTCCTAGAGCAAAAATTGTTTGGCGGGTCAAACCCAGACCCATACAATGTATCAAACTGTAAGTTCCGAGCTGCCGAGGGAAATCGCTGTAAGGGGGCATCTTTCTACAATGACAATTTTGTTGGGTTTGCTGGCTGCCGTATTGAATATATCCGCGCCATTGAGAATGTAAATGGCGCTTTTTTTGGATTCGGTGCGGCAAACACCGTTGATGTTATGTCGGTGGGTTCGTGCTCTGGATGGGCGCTTGGCAATGACAATTCCGGGACGGGTGGGAGTGCAACCCGCTTTAAGCTGGGTATAGCAGAG